AGCGATAAGCCCCCACCGATCCCGCATTGCTGTACCGCTCGGGCGCCAGCACAATGCGCTCCCTAAAACTATCGTCCGTCTCATCAGGCAGCGCCTCGCCCGCCGCATTGGTCAGCCCAGTCAGCCGCACCACGCCCACGTTTTCTCCCAGCATGTCCAGCATCACCCCACGGCTGTAGCGCACCAAGTTCAGCTTTGCCGCGTCTTGCAGCGCCTCGCGCATCAAGCTCTCGCGGTAGCTCATCACATCAATCAGCAGCCGCTCCAGCTGCGCTGGGTAAAGCGTCTTACCTGTCAGCGCCTCATATTGCGCCACCATCGCCTGCGTCACCGCCGCAGGGTCACGCGTCACAAAGTTAGGCTCAGGCAGCAGTCGGTCAAGCAAACTCATTGCAGCACCGCCCCGCCAGCGCCAACACTTGCACCAGCGCCCAAGCTCACGTCGGTGGCAAACACCTCGGCCTCCACCCCATCGGCAAATCGCCAACTCACCACACAAGCCAGCGCCTCACCTGCCTCGCCGCCGCTGCTCATCGCCACATCAATCACCCGCAGGCGCGGCTCCCACATCGCCAGCGCCTGCACCACCTCCCGCACCAAGTGCGGCTTAGCCAAATTCATCGGCCAATCAATATAGTCTTGCAAACCAGCCCCAAACTCAGGCCGGTGCGGCACACTCCCACGGGGCGTACCTAAAATCACGCGCACGCACTGCTCCACATCCGCCACATCACTCACCACCTGCCCCAGCCTATCGGCCAGCAAGCCGCCCGCAGCCACAGCCGCGCCCGACAGCGCAGGCTGCACAAAAGCGTCAAAAATTAAAGGAGTTGCAGAGCCAGTCGTCATGCCCGCTATTGTTCGGGCGGCTCAGTTTTTGCGCGATTAAAACGCTTTATTAAACACAGCCTAAGCCGTAGGCACACCAGTCTTACTGCCGCCGCCAGCCACGCCACCATGCTTATGCATCTTTAGGCTCACAGCGCCCACCGTCACATCCGTAGCAGCATCCACCGCGCCCGTTGCACTCACCATCGGCGCGTCCAGCGTAATAGCCGAGCCCTTTATCGTCACCGCCGCAGCGCTCTTAAGCGTCAGCGCCCCGGCCGCTTCCACCACCGCAGTGCCCCCCACCACAGCGCTCAAGTCCCCTGTAGTCACCACCGCCATAGCCCCCGTCGCCCGGTCATACTCAAACGAGCCCCCGTCCTTAAACGCAAGCCGCAACTTGTCCGCACTCTCAACAGGCGGCGCGTCAGCGTCTGAGTACATTGCGCCCGCAATCCACCCATCCTCCAAATTACTGTCCATCAGGCAGGCCACCAACTCCCCCACGTCAAGCGTCCACACCAGCTTGTCTTGCATGGTTTTGGGGTGCAGCACTGGCAGCCACTGCGTCATAAATTCGCCCAGCTCCAAAAACCTCACCCGCGCAAAGCCAGGCTTACTCTCAGCCACTTCGCCACACATGCGCAGCACACCGCTTTGTTCACCACTCATGGGTTTTCTCCATCCGCGCCAAACTCTAACTCCCGCACCCGCTTAGCCTCTACCGTCGTCTTGTAGCCGTCGGCACGGCTAAATCGGTGCGTCGCAGAGTTCATGCAATATTTCCCGTTCATCCGCCCAAACTCAGTCAGCCTTATCGACAAACCAGCCATCAGCCGCTGCTCACCCTCCAACTCCAGCGTGAGCCCAGTCTGCTCATCATTCGCTCGCGTCAGCGCTGCCTGCGCCTTAGCCTGCGCTTGCTCAGGGCTTTCAGCCCTTACGTTCATGCGCAGCGTGTCCTTGCCGCGCTTAGCCACCTTACTCTTGGCGTCCTTCGCTTTGGCCGACTCAACAGCTTTATGGCGTGGATCGTAGTAGTCACTTTTTACTTCGCTGTAAATCAAGTGCACTTTGTCCCTAAATCTCCAACTAATTAAATTCTTACGCCCCAGCGTCATAACAGGTGTCTTTGCCTTAATTTCAGTCAGCGCGTAAACATACAAATCTTTGTCGCGCTGCCTATACCCATACCCATATTCTTCAAACAGCCTCTTTAAAAACCCTAAATCAGTCTCAAAAGCTTGCGCCACATAAGCTATGGGCATCTTTTCAAACTTCTTTTTGTCATTGTTGTGCAGCACCAGTGCATTGCGTTTAGCAATATCAGCGGCCACTTTGGCTAGAGTGGTGTTCTCATAGTGCCGACCTTCATGGGTTCGCACGCTGCGCTTCACCCCTGCGCCCAGCGCCTTGATGGCTACCACGTCAGGTGGGCCATCCATTTCGATCTCATCAATTTCAAAAGTCCCACACTCCAGCAGGGGCTCACCCTCGTACCCAATAGACACCCGAAGCCTATCCCCATGATTCGGATACCAATTATTCAGCCACCTACCGTCCACATCCTCCACCCTCAGCTCCAGCGTGTCACTCTCGCCCTCGGTGTAGTCCGTGTAGGTCAACTCCAGCAAATACGGCTCAAGCGCAGCGCTTATGTCCTTGCCCTCATACCGCACCACCAGCTTAGGCGTGGGCACTGTCATCTTTTCCACGGTGGCAGCTCCTCATCGCTCAGGGTTTGCGCTTGTTCAGTCGCGTCCACTACGGGTATCAGCAGCACCAGCCCGGCGGGCAGGGCGGGCACTATATTGGCGTGCGGGTTGGCCTCTACCAGTCGGCCATAGGCCATTGCGTCACCGTAATAGTGGGCCGCCAGCGTGTCCCAGCGCTCGCCGTCCACGGTCAGGTGCAGTAGCCCCTCTTTTGTGTATTTACTCATGGCGTCCCCTATGCAGGGTTGATGGCAGGGTTGGCCGCAGGGCTCGCAGGCGCTGGCGTCAGGGCGCTGCCCGCCCGCAGCACGCTATCGCTCGGGTTACGCAGCACCGCTTCCACTTTCGCCAGCCCCGGTATCGTCTGCTCCTTCTTCTTTTTCACCGCAGGCAGCTTCTTGGGTTTTGCAAGCTTCTTCAGCTCGTCGGCTGTCGGCACATACTCCCTCAGCTTCATGGTGCCCGTAGCATGTGTGGCCACACCGGCGCGGCGCTCTAGCCACTCCACCTCCAGCTCCATCATCACAAAATAGCCCACAAACTTACCCGTGCCCCCCATCACCAGCGGCTGCGGTGTGTGGCCCGCCAGCAGCAGGCGCAGCGCCGTCAACGCCTTGCCCACGTCCCCCAGCGCCTCGTGCAGGCTCATGCTCAGCTCATGCTCCGTCAGGGCGTCGCCCGTGTACTGCATGCGCGGCTTGCGGCCAAACAGTGCGTGCTCAGGCAACTGCACGCTGTCTCGCTCTTTGTGCCCCGTAGGCAGCGCCAGGTCAATGCCCAGCTCACCCAGGTAAATATAGGCCTCCCGCGTCGCCGCCGCCCGGTTTCGCTGCTCCAGCACCTGCGTCAGCGTCCCCAGCCCCAAGTTGCGGCGCAGGTTTTTAGCCACGTCCACCACCCGCACAGCTTGCCCCACCGGGGCAATGCCCAGGGCGTTGTAGCCGCCCACACTGTTCAGTTGCCCAATGATTTGCGGCATCGTCAATACCCCCGCCTAGTTTGCTCAGCCAACAATCGGCGCAGCATCGCCTCCAGCGTCTGCTGGTGGCTTTGCAGCATTTCTTTGAACCGCTGCTGGCTTTGCGGTGTAGGGTCACCGTGGATGGTGATCTGCGGCTTGTATTCCATCTTCACCTCAATCGGTGCGGGCGGCTTGGCCGCAGCCACAGCGGCTTTGGCCTGTGTGGGCAGGTCGGGTGTTTTGGGCTTGTCTGCGCCCGCCACCTTGCCGCCGAGTTTGCCCCCCAACCAGTCACCCGCCGTGCTGCCTGCCAGCCCACCCAGCAAGCCCCCAATGACGGTGCCCAAACCCGGAAACACCGCTGTGCCCACCAACGCGCCCAGCTTGGCCCCAGCCAGGCCACCGGCCAAACCGCCTGCCGCGCTGCCCACTGCCGAACCCTTGGCAGCTTGAGAGATGCCGTCATTGGCCAGCGCACTGCCTGCGCCGAACAGTGCCATGCCTACCGACAAAGGCATGGCAGCTCGGCCCGCCAATGCCCCCAAGGGTTTCAATTTGGCCAACACCCCGCCACTGGCCGCCACCGCTTGCGCGGCAGACTTTGCAGCCATACCACTTGCGGCTTTGCTCATGGTTGCAAACCCACCGCCACCACCACCCTTAATCCAAGGCACTGTGGGCTTGACGAATTTCGACTTGATCGCCGTCGATGCCTTGCCGCCACTGCCTGGGCTCCCCGCCAAACGCCCCAGCAACGGAATGCCCCGAAACCCTGCTAGTCCTAGCCGTGCCACCGATGCGGCCACGCCCAGCGCCAAAATCGCCGCCACTAAACCGGCAATGCCTACCGCAGCCAAGGTCACCACCTTGAGTAAGGTGGGGTGCTCTTTGGAAAACTCGCCCAGCGTTTGCGCCATGCTGGTCAAGCCGTCCAACAACTGGCCCACGGTGGGCGAAAGCTGATCGCCCACCACAATGGCCAGTTCCATCATGGCCGTCTTCAGGTTCTCCCACTTGGCAGCGTTGGTCTCGTTTTGTTGGGCTTCGTCATTGGCAATGGTCTGCTTCGTTTCGGCCTTGTCCAGCGTAGCGCGGTTGTCTTTGTAGGTCTCCTTGCCCGTCATCCAAGCCAAATACGCCTGAGTGGCCTGAATGTCTTGCAGCACACTTGACAGCCCCACCCGCCGCACGGCGCTTTGCATGTAGTTGGCCAGTGCCTCACCCTGCAAGCCGTCCTTCTTGGCCAGCGCCAATGCAGCCGTCAGCTCGGCCTTCATGTCAGTGCTGCTTTTGACCTTGCCGTTTTTCTTGTACGCCACCACCTTGCCCGACTCCACCACCTTGTTGATGTAGTCGTCAAAGACCATGAAGCTGGCCTCCACGTTGCTGACCCTGCCTGCCCCCTCCTGCACCTTGGCAAGCTTGGACTTTTCAAAGTCAATGCCCACGCTGCCAAACTTATCTTGTGTGCTGTTGGCGCTCATGTGGCTAAACCAGTTGCGCATGTAGGTTTCAGCCTCACCGGCCGACCCCGCACCCGCCCGCATGGTCTGCATCAATGCGCCCATCTCCTTCACACCAGCCAGCCCCGTGCTGCCAAACGAAGCCGCTGCGCCGCCCAGCTCAGGAAACGCCTTGGCCATCTGGCGAATCTCATACTGCCCCAGCTTGCCCGCCTTAGCCAGCGCATTGATGGCCTCAAAAATCTCGCCCTCAGTCTTGAGCTTGAACTTGGTTTGCAGGGTATAAGTCAGTTCAGCCAGGTCGCCCATATCGGCCCGCGTGGCCTTGGCCACACTGGCCAGCATGCCTGCATAACCCCCGGCCTGCTTGGCATCCATGCCCTGCGCCACCAGCCTTTCCACGCCCGTGGCCACGTTGTCATGCGACACGCCATGTTTGATGGCCGCAAGCCGCACCGCTTGACCCAATGCGGCTTCAGCACCAGCCTCCTTGTACAACTCGCCGGTGATGCTGATTTGCTTGATCTTGTCATCAAACTTGGCCGTGGCCACCACCGGCACGGCCAGACTGGCCCCAATACCCACCGCCGCCAACATGTTGGTTTGCCGCTCGGCCAGTTCACCCCGGTATTTGGATACATCCTCCTGCACCGCCTTCAGCCGCTCGTAACGCTTGGTCAGGCGGTCAAGGGCAATTTGTTCCTTCTCAATTTGGCGTGTGATGCGCAACCGATGGTCGACCAGCTTTGCGGTGCTGATGCCGTTAGCGTTCAGTTCATCGCGCAGCTTTTGCAGCTTATATGTTTGGGCCAGTACCTGCTCTTGCAAACCCTTGCCCCGTTCGCGCGCAGTTTCAAACTCTTTACTGAGTTTTTTGAAGTCTTTTTCTGCGCCTGTGGCTTGCTCACGCAGCAGCTTGAGCTTGAGGCTTTGCGCCTCGGTGGGCTTGGTGTCTTGCCGGACGATTTCGGCGCGGTAGGCCTCAAGCGCCTTGGTCGATTCGGTCTGAAACGTCTTGGCCTGTGCCTGCGCACGGCCCAGTTCAGTGGTCGCGGCCTTGTGCTTTTCCAGCTTCGCGTTGGCTTCCTCCGTGACTTTTTTCTGCTCACGAAAAGCGTCCACCGTCTCCAGCCCCAGCGCCTTCATGCGGGCTTGCGTTTTTTCAGAAGCCAGTCCAAGCTTGTTCACCCGCTCCGACAACGTGCCAAATGACGCGGCGACCGTACCAAACCCAACGCCAGTGAGTAAAATCTTTAAACTGAGGGTGCTAGACATGGGTTATCTCAAACAAGTGGAAATTGCCGAAACGCTGCCAATGCTGCTGCATTGGCTGGTTGGCGTTGTCGTGGGGCTGTGCTTGGTGGCGGTGGATGACCCGTGGTTCACACACTTGTTTGACCACGGGGTGCTGGCCCCGCTGCTGTGGCTGGCAGGATCAGGCGTGGTGTTTGCACTGGGTTCCAAAATCCTCATGTTTGCCCTCCCGTGGCCCTACGCTTGGGTTAGCAAAAAACTGTTTTAACCAGCTTCTTGGTTTTGCTGCTGGATCTGCTCGGCAGCCAAATCCACCCACTTCACCAGCTCCCACGGCTCCAGCGCATCCATCTCGCTGGGCTGCATCCGAAACCACTTTGCAAGCAAGCCCTGTGCGCGCCATAGAGCTTTTTCGTCGCTGGCCAGCTCAAAGCTGGCTTTGAAACGCGGCCTGAACCTCAGCCCAATCGGCCAAGTCCAGTCCCTCCACGTCTTCGTTGGTCAGCTTCTCTTCGGACAGGATAGACACCAACCAAGTGTCCACATCGGAGGGGTTGTCAGCCACACGTTGCGCCTGTTTCAGGTCGCGCACCGTGGCACGACGCAGCGTGATGGTCTTGACCTCGCCATTGGTGGTCTTGATGGGGGTTTTCAGTTCAATCTTGGTCACGCTCATACTTTAAGCCCCCACGTTATTACGATACTGCTCAAGCATGTCCTTGCCCTTCTTCTTCCAGATGTTGGCCATCACGTCAAACTCGATCACGTCTTGCCCGGCCACTTGTTGCTTGATGTAGCTCGCGTAAAACTTGCTGGGGAATTCAGCATTGTCATTTTGCTTAAACGTACCCAAAGCCACCGAGTCAAACTGCACGCTCAGCATCACGGTGTAGGTTTTTTGGGCAATGCGCCCAGCGCCGCCGTGCGTTTCTAGGTTGCCGCGCACTTGCAGCTGCACTGCGGTGTAGGGGTCAAGCACCTGCTCCCACACATCTTCATAAAAGCTGTTCCATTTAATCTCGCCTTCCAGCGCCTCCAAGCCACCGGGCAGCTTAATCGTGCCCACCATGCCCAGCGCCTTGTGCTCCACCATCTTCAGCTTAATCTCGGGCAGCTTAATCTCATCAGCACGGCCAAGCAGGCAGTTGCCATTGATGTAAATGTTCGCGTTTTTCAGCGTGTTCAGTTCAATTTTTCCGCTCATTGTGTACTCCAGTTCGGTTTAGGGTGCGCGCCGCTCAAGCGCTAAGCTTCAGCCACTCAGTGCTCAGCACACCGGTGTAGCTCACCCGCTCCAGCGGGGCGTAGGGGCTAAATTCAATCGTCGGGCTCAAGCGCCCGGCGGCCAAGTCAGTGGGCGAGTTCTTCTCGGGGTCAAGGTAAACCTTACCGCCTGCAATCGCACCATTGGCTTGCTGATGCCGAATAAATCGGTTACCCGTCTCCAGCACATCGTCAATGCGGGCATTGTTCAGCGGCCCATCCATAAACTGCTGCGTCGCCAACTCCATGCTCTCAAAAATAATGTCTGCCGTGCGGCGCACATTAATAAAGTTGCGCATGTCGCTCACCGCAGGCCAAGCCGCAGAGCGGTTGCCCCAGCTGCGTATGCCCGTGCCAAAGCTGTTAAACATGGTGATGATGCCCGCCTCGTTCAGCAAGTTCGCCTCGCAATTGGGGTCATTAATCATGGCCTCAATCGGGCGCTCCATGCCAATCACATTGAGCAGCTCCAAATTAGAGCCACTCCACCAGTAGCCATTTTCTTGGTCGCGGCGGCTCCAAGCGCCCGCAATGATGGTAGACAGCGCCGACAACTCATTCGCATTAGTCTCAGGGTTGTACATCTGAGCGTAGGGGTAGCACAAGCCAGCGCGGTCGGAGCTGGTATTAAAGTTAATTGAGCCCGTCGGGCCACGGCCAGTAATGGCTTGCTGTGGCGTAATGCCAACCGGCGCGTCCATAAAGGCCACCGCCCGCAGCGCAGTCGCCCGCGCCACCAGGGCCGCACTCACACTTGCCAGGGCCGCAAAGCCCGGCGCAATCAAAATCTTGGGCGCAAAACCAAATTGCTGATAAGCATCTTGAAAGCCCGCCAAACCCAGCCGCTTGCCCGTGACCGGATCAATGCCACCAATGATGTCGCCAGGCTGCACATTGGCCGCGCTGCCGTTGTGGCGCACCGGGTCATACACATTGCGCACCACACACACCGTAGGCTTTTGGCTAAACAGGCGCTTCAGCTCCCGCACCAGTGTCAAGCCAGGCCCTTCAGTACCAAACTGCGCAATGTCACTTTCCTTAGTGATCAACACATTTTGGTTCACAGCACCTGTGGCCGCCGTGCCCACAATGCCCACCACACTCGTTTTCACCAAGCGCACCGCGCGTGGCCCTTTGTCAATCTCGGTCGTCTCTACGCCGTGTAAAAAGTTTGCTGCCATGTCTTGTGCTCCTTAAGCCTTGGGGTTGGTTTTGCCACTGCCAACCGCACCAGCGGCGGTGGCGGTGGCTGCTGCTGATGCGGCGGCAGGTGCAGCGCTAGGCGCTGCCTTGTCCGCCACAGGGCTCAAGTGCCCCATTGCCACCAGCGTTTTCACGGCTGCATTGTCTGCGGGCAGCGCCACCTCTGCGCCGTGGCGCAGCAGCACCTCGTGCGGGGCAGCGCCCGCCTCAGCCGCCGCCAGCGCTAGGGCACTGTCAGGCCCGCTGTATGTGTACTTCGTGTTATCCATCAGGTTCACCTTTCAAAAAATTCAGTTCAAAAAAACCATTCAAAATTCGTTGCGCTCAACTCACTACGCTTAACTCGCCACCTCAGCGGGCATACCCGCCAGCACCCAGTTCACCGCTTTCAGCGTGCCGTCTGCCTCGCAGCACTCCACCCCTGCGGGCAGCTCATCAGGCACCACCAGCAGCGGCAGCACGCAGTGCAAGCTATAAACCCAGCGCCCTTGCTCGTAGCCCTCAAAACCATCACTTTTAATTTGCAATACACCCGTAGCCACCGCAGGCCGCCAGCCCGCCAGCGCGCTGCGGCACTTGGCCAGTAGCTCATACATGCCAAGCCCCAGCTCTTCATCGCGCCCAGGCGCGTTCGGCTCACGCAGGGTGCGTAGCAGCAGCGCCACCTCAAACTCAGCCTCCACATCCATCACCCCCAGCCCGCCCATGCCCGCACGCGGGCTATAGCCAGCCCCCTTGTAGAGCACCAGCACCGCCCCCACAGGGTGGCCCAGGCTATAAGTGCTGGGCTTGTTCGGCCACTCGCGCACCTCTACCTGCGGCAGGCTTTGCCCCGGCAGCGTCAGCGCCGCGCTCAGGCGGGCCAGCATCTCTTTTTCGCAGGGTCTTACAAAGTCCATTGGTGCAGCCTCTACTTAGCGCTTTAGCGGCTAACGCGCCCAAACAAGCTGGGCGGCGCACCAAACTGCGGCAGCCCCGCGCTTTGCGCAGGCGTCGCGCTCGCCACATCCGCCCGCAGCCGCGCGCCCGGCACGGCGCTTTCACCCGCAGCAAGGCTCTTTAAAAATTTAATAGCGTCTTCATAGCGCTGCCGCGCGTCCTTCACATCGTCCGTGGGGCGCAGGGTTTGCAGTCGGTACACCGCAATGTCACAAGCGCAGCGCACCAGATTCGCACTGGTCACAGGCTCGTTCAGCGCATTGGCCAGCGGCAGCACATAGCGTCGCTCCAAATAACCCTCAATCTCTGCCGACGCATCGTCCAGCGCCTGCGCTATGCGCGTCGTGTCCACCACTTGCCCATCAGGGTCAGTAATGTTGCGCAGGTCACGCTCGGGGTAGCGCTCTTGCACCTGCTGCACAGTGGCATAAATGCTTGGACTTGGGGTGGCTGTTGTCATAAGCGCAGTTTCGCGCTTATGGCTTATTTGCGCGATTAAAACGCTTTATTAAAAAAGCCCGCCAGGGTCTTGCCAAGGCGGGCTTCAAAGTTTAAGTTTTGTTTTGCAGCGTGTTGTGGCTTTGGTCTTAGGCCTTAATTTTTGCCATCCGTCACCACTATGGTGCCAGGCACCACGCTATTGTCCTCAAACCCACTGTCGCGCAGCCGGTAATACACCGCCACCTTATAAGTACCACTTTTGCTAAAGGTCATCACCGCCTCCACCGTCATCGTCGCGGTGTCCACCTTAGCCGGGTCAAGGTCTATCACCTCAGCCCAGTCCGCAGGCCCGCTCACCTTGGCTTGCAGCCTGTCCATCTGCGCCAGCAGGGCAGGGTTCAAGTCTTTTAGCTCCAGCGGTATCGGCTTTTTACCCAGCCCAGTCAAATAACTCATGCCCATACCCATTTCAAGTTTGCCCAGGCCATTTGCACCGTCACCACTGCCGTGCTATCGGCAGCACCAAAGCGCACGGCCACAGGCGCATCGGCCTTCGCAAAAAAAGTGCTGCACGCCTGCCCACTAGGCGCAAACGTGCAGCACAACCCGCCGTCATCCTCCGCCGACTTAAAACCCACAGACACAAACTTGCTTTTGTTTTGCAAAGCCCACGCTCACATGCAGTTCAAAGTCGACAATTAGTTTTGGCTTTAGTTTTGGCTTTGGCTCTTGGTTTAGGCCGCTGCTTGGGCGTTTGGGGTTGCGCCTTTGTCGTAGTCAACACCCCAGATGCACTGCATGGTGCCTGCGTTAAAGCCACTGGTCGCAGCAGCAAGATCATCAGCAGCACGTTGGAACACACCAACAAGCAAGCAAGCCACGTCATCCATTTTCAGGGCGGACTTTTGCGCCGCCTCCAAATCAGTCACACGGTCTTTAAGTTTGCCCAGGTCTTGCACCAGCTGGCCCAACTGTTTGAGCTGTTCATGGTCGTCAAGCATCGCCACCAGCGCATTCAAGTGACCAATCATCTCAGTCGTCAGCAGGGGCGAAATTTTGCCAATTTCAACCTGCGTCTGCTTCAGCGCATCGGCCAAAATTTGCGCCGTGTCAATCGTGGGCGCTTTGGGCAAATTGTCAACCTTGGTTGCCAACTGCTCAAGCAATGTAGCCACCTTGCCCGCCTCGGTGGTAGCAAAGTCTTTGGCGTCTTGGTAGCCTTTAATGTTCTCGTTGCGCAATTGCCTGGCAACGGCGCAAATGGTCGCGCTAACTTGCACAAAGTTGCCCTTGTTAGCGGCCACAAATTGACCAATGGCGGCCGCTACGCTGGTTTCGTCACAAGTCAGTTCATTCAAATTGGGAGTCATGTTATTTCCTTAAATGGGCAAAAATAAAGCCAGCCCCAGCCCACGGCGCTGGCCGGGGGTTTACTTGACGTAAAGCGCTTTGCCGCCGCCAGTGGGCACCACATACATGCTGTTAGCCGCCAGGGTTGTGTCAGCCACGGCAGCAGCTACGGTGGCGTAGCTACGCGGCGCAAAGCCTAAATTGATGTCTCCGTTTGCGGCCTGAGTCACCAGCTGCACCCATGATTGAGCTGCGTTGTTATTGGTTTTACGCGCCCAAAATCGCTGATCGTAAAATGAGCCTGCAAACTGCATAGCGTAGTTATTTGTCGGGTTTGAATGACGCACATCCAGCATGTGTTGCCATCCCGTAGCGCCCGTGTACCAGTTTGCAGCAGGCGCTAGAGCGCTAGCCTGAAAAAAACCAGACAATGCCCCCGCATCGCCTCGCAGGCCAGCATCGGCACGATCTTCCGTTCGGGCCTGTGTCGAGCTTGCGCCCGTAGGCGTCCCCCACGTTGGAGATACGCCAAGGCTTGGCGCTAAGGCGCTCCATGCAGTGCCTGGAGTCATTGTTTGGCCTGATCCCAAACGGATGCTTTTGTTCTCACTGTTAAAAGAGGCAATCAGCACCATATCTGGCGTGACCGTGTAGTCTGCATTAAAACCAACGAAAATCAAATTAGCAGGCACAAATACACTGTTCGCGCCCGTTAATTTGTAGTACAGCGCACCCCATTGACTTATGGGTATGCCAGCCGCTGTGGTGGTGATTGATGTGGCTCCACCAACACCCGGAATAACCGTGCCAACGGGGATTGCAGACGATGGGCCAATGTCGTAATAGCCCGTAGTGCTGTACACGCCAGCAGACAAACCACGCCCGCCGCCAATGCTGATAAAGCGCTGTGTCCAAGATAAATATCTACTTGCGTCATACGTCACCGTGCCGCCACCAGTTAGGCCCACATTGACCTTGCCACCTGCACGGTAAAAGTCAACCGCTGCGGGTGCAACAGCGCCGCCTTGGCGCACTTGGGCCGTGGCATTTGTGCCGCCTAAGCCAAAGGCAAACATCACTAAGGCCATCAGCCATAGCCCAATGATGGGGGGAGATTTGAGCGTTTTTTTCATGGTTTAAAACATCCTTGCAATGAACACGTCGCAGTTGCCCGCCACTACGGCTATGGCCGCTGTGGCCGCCGTGGTGGCATTGAGCTCTTGCGAGTAATAGGTCAGTTGCGACGTGAGTGACACGCCGTCTAGGCTTGCGCCGTTAATGGTTGCGCCAGCTGCTGTAGGCACAAACTGAATGGACACACTGCGCCACGACCCTGCCACCACGTTGACCGTGGCACCGGGCGCGACGCGCTGAAACGCTTTGTTGTTAAACAAGCGGCCCACCATCGTGGCGCTGTCGGCCTGTAGCGCGGCCAGCGCGGCCTTCATGGCGGCGTTGTCCGTGGTCTCGTTGGCAATCAGCGTGCCCAGCTTGGTGTTCACGGCTGCCAGCGTGGTCTCTGTTGCGCCTGCGGTCAGGGGCGCAAGCGCCGCTACCACATCGCTCAGGGTTTTAGCACCAGCGCCCTTTAGGCCATTCACCGCTGCCGTGACCGTGACCATCGTGGCCTCAGTCGCCAGCGGGGCCAGGGCAGCCAGTAGGGCAGCTTTTTGGGCGTTTACCGCCGCCGTGGTGCCCGCTGTGCCTGCCGTGGTGGCCGCCGTAGTGGCGTCTACCGCCGCCTTTACCAAGTCCACAGCGGGCTTTACAGCAGCCAGCGTGGCCTCGGTGGCCGCACCCACGGGCATGGGCGCAGCGGCTTGGCTGACCAGCAGCCGCCCCTCGGCGTCCACCGCCAGCTCCACGGCGTGCAGCTTGCCCGCCGGGTCTCGGTATGCACCGCAAATCATGGCTTAAACCACGTAAGGGCTGAGCATCAAATCGACAATGCCTTTGTAGGTATTGGTCGAAGCGTTCTCTTCGTCGCGGCGCAAAAGGTTGCGGGCGGCCTCTTCGTTGTCCCAGCCCACTACCAAGAGCGTTGGGTAAATGCCCATTGGTTGGCCGTCAGGGTGAGTCAATTTACCCATGCTCACGCGCGCTTCTTGCAAGGTGGCTGCGCTCAAGGGCTTGGTGCTCTTAAACGCGAGCTGAGGCAAGCCAAAGCCCACGTTGCAGCGGCCATCGGTGCCATACAAAAACTCTTTACGCTCAAACACGTTGTCATCGGTGTCGCTGGTTTTGGCCACAAAGTTAAAGGGCTGGCGCTCTTGATAAATAAAGGCGCTTAGCAACTTGCTCGTGTCAAACAAATACCAGGGCTGCACCGCGCCAGTGCTGGGCACGGCAAGGTTCGAATAGCTCATAGTTTTGCCGCTAGGCTTTTCGAGCTTGTGCGCCGTGTCAAAAAATGGCGAACCGTCGTAGCACAGCTCAGTTTGCGCCGTAGCCAATAAGTTAAACACCAGCTTGTTGGGAAACTCTTCCACCTTGGCACCCAAGTTGCGCATCGGAATGTTCAAGTCGCCCAAGCGGTTGTCCAAAATTTGGTTCTTCTTCACGCCCACCGTGCCTTCAAAGTCACGGTTCACAATTTTCATGCCCCCGGTCTTCAGGCGCTGCACCACGCGGTCTCCCAGCCACTCGCGAATCACCGAGTCAGAGTCCAGCCAACCGTACTCTTCGGCCTCGCGGGTCGATTGGGTCACGGTGGTAATTTTTTTCCAATCGTCAATGTTTTTGTTTTTGTAGCGAATCTCTTCGCGCCCTTTTTGAAACAGGGCATTAAAACCCACGGTCATCGTGCGCAGGTTGGTGTTATTGATAATCATGATCGTCTCAATCCTTTAGGTTTAAGGGTTTTAGGTTTGTGGCTCAAGCGGCTTAGTAGCGGCCATTCACCCACACATACACATCCGTGCCCACCACATCCACGTCGGTCACCGTGCCCGCCACCACGCCATTGGTGTTGTCCATCGTCACTTCGCAGTCGCTGGCCGCATAGCACACTTGGCCAATGTTGGCGACGCCCACAGGGTTAGCCACCGTGCTGATGAATCGGTGAATGGCACGCTCGGTTGCCACGCGCTCGCCCAGTGCCGCCGCGTTTTGCGCCACGCCCACCACGCGGGTGTTGCCCGTGCCCGGCGCAGCAGGCACCGCCTGCCCAGCCGTGGCACCTGTGGCCTTCAGCATCACCATGCCGCCTTGCCACACAGGTGCGGCTACCACGTAGTTGCCAGCGTCGCCACCCAGCTTGCGCGGGGTCTCGGTGTTTTTAATCAATGCAGCCATGCTCATTTACCTCCGGCTTTAACAAAATCTTCGGGGCTCACGCCCAACTGCGCACACACGTCCAACTGCTCAGCGCTGAGCGCTGCCAATGTGCCACCACCACCCGCAGCCGCACCCACAGGCGCTTTACCACCCGTTTGCGTGCCCGCCAGCGCCGCAATAGGCTGCGCGGTTTTTAAAAACTCTTGCAGCGCGGCCACAGGCTGCGCACGCCAGTAGCTCTCGTTGGCCGCAAAAATGCGCCCATCGCCCAAAGCCGCAGCCATCAGCCCGTCGTGCAGCACCTTGTCTTGCGCCGCTTGCAGCGCAGCCAGGGCTTGCGTCGCTTTGTGGTGCTCGTCTAGGGGAATGTGCTTGGCAGGGTCAAACTGGTTGCTGCGCAGTGCCGCAATCTCAGCGGCCTTGGCCTTCATTTGTCCACTCAACGCGGCCAGCGCCGTGAGTGCCGTTTGGTCGCTGGCGTCTTGGGGCAAGCCCAAAGCCACCAGCACAGCGGTTTTATCCATCGTGTGCTCCAGGTGTGCGCCGCCACCCCCAGCACCCGTTGCGGGCACTGCGGCAGTTGGC